TACTATTTCAGAAGACGAATCGTATGAAGTTTCAAACTTAATAGAGACGCGATATGCATTTTTTTCAGAGTCGTCTGAAACCATAACTTCATAGTCACTTATTCGTGGTTCATATTGATCAATTACGTTTTCTATTTTTTCCTTTAATTCAATTTCGGAAAAGATATCAACCTGTTCAAACAACAAGGATGTTATGTCAGAATAGACGTCAGGCTGAAAGCAGCGATCATATTGGTTTGTCAATAACAAGTTTTTTAGGCTTTGCTTTATTGAATCAATATCAGTAATTGGCAATATGTCGTTATAGATCGGGTGTACCGTAAAGGCATTATCAATATCCGAATATAAATTTTTTCTAGACACCACTGTCGTTCTAGAATCATTATAGTCAGACAGGTTACGGCTCATATTCTATTTATACAAATATAGTCGACGAGTTATTTGTTTAAAAATTTACTAGCGAGGAGTGATCCATTAAATGCTCCACTTAAAAACGAAGAGGTTGATGAACCAGAATATCCTGTAGATGTCTCGGTACCAGACGCCCTAGACAGACTAGCATTTGCTGGATTATTTTGTATTGCGCTAGAATTATTTTCCATTTCATACTTTATCTTGTTTAGTCGTCTGTTGTACTCTTTAATGGTACTATCTGACCATGTTGAATTCTTTAGTAATGTATCTTTTGCAAAATAATTAAACTCATTTTTAAGAGCAGTTAGTGAAAAACCAGTTTCTCCTGATAAGAAATTTTCCACTGATCCTAGACTGCTAGTAACTCCGCCAATTACATTAGAGACTGCGCCTAATCCTGAGTTTAATGAAGCTACAGAAAATGTAGAACTTTTAACACTTCCGCCTGTAGTTGTAGTAGTGGCATCGGCAGAAGACGATTGCTGTGGATATACACTTGATAGCGCACCAGTTACTCCCTCAAGCATATTATAAACAGAACTTAAATTATCAGACACCCCATTACCTGAACTTAAAAGACCGGTTCCAGATCCTGTCGCGGCAATGCTATCATGGTAATTGTATGCAAGTTCATGTACTGCAGTAAGCATTGAAACATATTCCTGTAAACCAGCAGTATTTCCTTCAGCTTTAAATGATTCAATTTTATTTGAGTCTTTACTAAGCGCGTCTCGTAATCTAAATTGAAAGAGGTCATACTTACCCTTTGCCTCTGATGGCTGACGCGAAGTTGCTGGTATAAATCCGGCAATTGCCTCTGGTACTTTTGTATTATCCGCCTTTATAAATGAACTAATCGGGTTACCAAAACCATCAACCGCATTACAAATATCAACAAGACCATTTGCAACATCGCCTACAAACTTTCCAACGTCACCAATCCCTTCAGTAATGCCTGGAAAAGATGATTTAAGAGCAGCAATTTGTTCGTTTGCAATTGCACCCAGTTTGGCATACACGCCAGTTGCTTCAAGAACCATATTTGCAAATGCCCACGGATTGTCTTTAATAAATTCAATGAGGGCCATTATTTGTTGGACTTTTTTAATAAGATCCATTACGGTAGTTAACAATTTTAGAATGCCAGTCCCTGGAATATAACTAAGTACTAGTGCTGCAAGCTTTGCAGCAACAAGTAGCATTAATTTTTGTGGTAAATTTTGCGCGCATTCAGCAAGAGTTTTTACCGTTCCAAGCACTGGAATATCACTGTTTTCTAGAAACGAAAGTACTCCACTCTTTACAAAGTCTGATGTTGACACCTTTTGTGAGTGTGATATAACTGATGAGTTGCTTAAACTGCTATTTTTTGTATTAGAAATTACTTCCGTTTCAAAAATATCTACTTTCTCTTGATATTCCACAGCTGCTTCTTGTGCTGCAGATGGAGAAACTGGAACTACCTTAATTTCTTGAGTTACTGAACCAGTATAGTTTAAATCTACTGCTTCTAAGGTAACAATATATGTTCCAACTTCGATTGGAGGAGCCAATGAAGAAAAAAGATCTGGAGAAGTCCCATTTGCATTTGCATATGTTAGTCTAACAGGTATATTGCCAGGATAGTTTGGGTCATCAACGTCTAGTATTTGAGGATCTGTAATAAATTCTGGAACATGTGTATTTCCATAATATGCAAATTCTGTTTTAGTAAACGTAGCATCGATTTGGCGTGGATATATTACTAGATATTTAGAAGGATCTCCATAGCCCTTGTATGGAGCCCGACGGGTATTAAAATCATATAAATCAGTTTCACCCTTAAGCATATCAAAGTCATCATCCGTTAACACATCTTCAAAGATATTAAAATTTAGGTTGTTAAAGGAAAATATGCTGCCTTGAGATGGAACTGTATTTGGTTTGTCTTGATAGCTACTCCAAAAACCGCGATACGTGCCATTGTGTAGATGAGTTGGATAAGGAGCGCTAGGATTTAATGTGCTACGATACGGTGGGGGGACATTTGGTAAATTCCGAACATATGTAGCGTTTATAGTAATGTCATAACGGCCAACTCTTTTTGGAATATCAGAAATGCCAGCCATTCTACTTTCATATTTTATATCAACTGTAAGACCTGGGTCTGTTACAGGTATTATTTCAACCCTCCATGGTCGTCTTTTTAGCATCGTTTGCCCTGTCGTACCATAGTTATATGGATTAGTTTCAAGATTAAATGGGGCTCGCTCAATCCCGTTTTCTCCAACCTGAGTAACAATTGTAAAACTTTCTATTAGATCCTGTAAACGTACTTCGCCATTATACTCTAATTCTATTGGGCGATGTTGTTGTTTAAAATTTAGATAAGTGAGTGTTTCACTATTAAACGCTTCAGGCTTAAAATTTATATACAAATAGGTATCAACCGGCCCCGTTATTGCTGTCCAGTCCATATACTGATCGGTATATACTGACGGTCTATCTGTTGCAAATAAAAATTTTTCCGACGCAGTAATTGTTGTGCCGCTTACTGTTGCCGTAATTGTGATTTTCGCAAAACCACTTTTGTCACTTACTGGGGTCACCGTAACTGTGCGATTTGCACCACTGCCAGCAAGTACAATGTTAACATTTGGCACAAGAGCCACGTTGCTACTGCTAGCACTAACCGTAAATGTTGCCGACGGGTTTTCTGGATATGTGATTGTAAAGGCAAGTGGGCCAGTGCTTGCCGCCGCCCCAAGTAGGTTTTGGTCAGCAATATTGGAAATTGTAAGTGGCATATTTTTAATACAATAATATTTTTATCCCATAGCTCCGGGCACAGTTGGAGTTGGAATCCCTTTGGATCCATCACCAAGGTGAAGGTGAGTTAACATCCCTGTAATGCCTGCGCCAGCACGAAGATCACCAGCTGCCACAACTCCTCCTCCAAGTACACTAACTAGTGGAGTAGTTATATTTGTAAATGATGAAGTCATATTTGTTAACCCAAGTGAAGTCATGTTTAATGTAGTCGCGCTGTCAACGCACGCAGAGAGGCCTCCAATTGTGGCTGGGCCTGCTGGAGATGACATACTCACTCCAAGAAGTGCAGTCGTATCAGCCGCACCAGTATATATTCCAGTGTATCCTCCAAGGACAGTTTTTTCAACGCTGCCAACAACCATGCTTTTTACACCTCCTGCTCGAACGGTGTTGTTTACACCATTTCCAATTATGCTGTCTTTTTTACCAACCACACTTTCAGCTTTGTCGCCAAGTACTTCGTTTTTATATGAGCCGCATTTTAACTTATATTCACCCTTAACAGTTTGGGTATAATTGCCATTTACTTCCATATTACAATCCCCGTTAATTGTAATATTTACATATGTAGGATTATTTTTAGTTCCAAATGTAAATGAAGCAATTCCTTCAATTGTAACATTATTATCTCCACAAACAACAGTATAGTTGTTTTTAACAATTGTAGTATTCAATGATCCATCAGGCAACACTGTTCTGACTGTACCAGACTTGTGCTTTTCATTTATGCGTTCATTACCTAATGTGTCATCAACCTCAAACACGTGACCAGACCGCGTTTGAGTCACGTTGTTATACGGATATATAGACTGATCGTTTGGAAATGGTTGATTAAAAGTATTAGCCATATTGTATTATAATATATTGTTACTTATAATGTTCCAGAAGTAAATGCAGATCTTAACCAAGTTGGTGCGCCAGCTGATCTTGAACCAGTGCCCCAAATAGCTGCGCCATTTCCAATAGAACGACCATTTGCCATGTCTATGTGTAATCCAACATTAGCCATATAACCTGGTCCCATTCCGGCGCCAGTACACCCAGCCTGTTTACATGCTTTCACAAATTTAAAAAGTAGAGGTATGTCATTTGCAACAGTACAATTTAATCGTCTACCATTATAATATAGCCAAACGTCTGCTGCCCAACCATAACCATTCCATACGTCGTGTCTCTTTGAACCGGTGCGCCTAGCTTTTGGAGTTTCTGCTGTATCTTGACCTCCACTAAATATTTCCACTTTAATATTAGTAGCAGCAGATACAGATTTAAGAATTCCAAATAACGTCGGAGATATTGGTTTATTGCGGGTTGCGCCTTTAAAACTAGATGCATATGTTACATCTCCAGGACCAGTGGCGGCGGCTGGAACATCTTCTTGTCCATATGCGCCGCGTATGCGCAACACATAGGCCACTGAGCCAGTGGTACTTTTCTTAGTAATCTTTTTTGTAATATAATCAAATTCCGCAATTTTATAAGTACCAGACACTGAACCTCCTTCATACACAATTGCGACATAGTCCTCTGCAGCACCTCGTATTATAATGTCACCCTTATATAAAGTTTTTGGATTTGATATTTGATTCACATATTTTGCCCCTTTACCAAATGGCCACTTAAGCCAATCACCTAAACTAGTTGTATCAGGAGGCAAGTCATCGCCTGAAATATTAAGTGATGACTTTAAAAAGCCAGTTAATTTTCCAGCACACCATTGATTTGAAACATTAGACATAATTATAGTTATTGTGAAGAACCGAGTACGTCGCTGACAAATGAGTCTACTGCGCCTTTAGATGCTGCCTCTTCAGCCCATGGCGCAGGTTCGCCAAGTGCAGACATATTTGCCGAATTTGCTGCTGGTGCACCGTCAATATATTGCGAAGTATTTGTTGAACTTGTATGAGCAGATCCGTCCGAATATGCCGTTGCATCACTTGGTGTAGTATTTCCAGGAATCGTAGCAATTATAACTGGATCTTGCAAATCTTCGTCTCTAAAAAAACCAAAAACCCAACTCCCAACCATTAGACCTGTAGCACTGGTTCCAACCGAAGCATTACTTGCACTTGTGATTGGTAGGAGCGTAGTCGCCAATGGTAATTTATCGTCCGGAATGCAGTTAACGTCATCAAGTTCATGATACTCATAACAGCGTATCTGCACCCGACCAGCATTAAATGGGTCAGCGATATTTACTACAGATGCTGCAAACCAATGATCAATTTTCATATTGGAATTTTCTAGCGATTGAGCCAACGTCTCGCGCATACTCTGGCGAAGTTGCGTATCCTGATTGTCCTATTGC